GGAATAATTTTTTTATAATTATATATTAATTAATAAAGCATTAATTAATATGATTAATGTAAAAAACAACATATATAAAAATTTTACAAAAACCAAAAAATTATTACCAAAATCATTTAAAAAATCGCCATTTAAAATGCGTTTACATAGACATAAACAAAGAACAACTCGTAAATATAATAAACAATATAATAAACAATTTAATAAACAATTTAATAAACAATTTAATAAACTAAAATGTTCTCCATATCAAAGCAAAAATATAGACCAAGAGTTAAAAGATTTTACTTGCTATTCAAGGAGCAATTTACAATTATTTAAAAATGTATGGAATGCTAATAGCAGTGATAAAATAGTGACAAATAATAGTAGAGAAATATGGGAATACTTTAAAAATAAATTAAACAAACAATGTTATGATGAACTATGCTGGTTAAAAAATAGTCCATTAAATAAAGTTAATAATAGTGAATTATTAATAAAGGAAATATTTAAACCTTTTTCTCCTGAAAGTTGGTCTAACAAACCAAATACTTGGCTATCCAGTGTTGATATAATAAAAATAATGAAGCAATATGAAAAATCACATAGCTATTTCAAGTTTATTGGACCATCGCCAATAGATTTTGACTCTAAAGAGTTGTTTTCAAGTTGTGTGTGGGAGCAATTATGTAATTTCAATTTAGAGGAACACATTAAAAATAAGATTACTAAAATAGGCATAATATTTAATACTGATCCGCACAATAAACCTGGACAACATTGGATTTCGCTATTTTTAGACTTGACTAAAAAATTTATTTTTTACTTTGATAGTAATGGAAGTAAAACACCAAAACAAATCCAAGTTTTAATTGACAGAATAGTAAATCAAGCACATAATTTAAATATTAAATTAATTGCCGATAATAATGAAGGTTTTACACATCAATTTAGCGATGGACAATGTGGTATGTACTCATTATATTTTATAATAGAATTATTACAAGAAAATAAAACATATAATTATTTTAAAACTACACGTATTAAAGATGAAACTATGAGAGAATATAGGAAAAAATATTATAATGATGCACATATAAAAATGAATCCATTATTTGCTAATTAATGTTTAATCTTTCGATTGCTCTTGCTCTTGCTCTTTATGCTTTTATATAAGTTTTTAAACATAATATTTTATAAAATATTATAATATAAAGTATAATACTTATAATACTTTATATTATGACCACTCTAAAAATTAACTACAAAAATAATTCATCTGAATTATGTGAAATTGGTAAAAAATATGATACTGACAAATCATCACAAAGAAATAATGTAAGTGATTCTAGACATTGCTATCCATATACATTATTTTATGACTCTATGTTTAAAAAAAAAAAGGATGAAAACTTAAAAATAGCAGAACTAGGTATATTATATGGTGGTTCATTACTTATGTGGAGAGAATACTTTACAAATTCACAAATATACGGATTTGATTGTAACAATGATTTAATAAAACATTTTGAACAAAATTTTAATAATGACAGAATTACTCTTTCTAATATAGATGTAACTAATAAAAATAGTATTATAAATGCTTTTAGCAAATTAAATGAATTGTATGATATAATTATTGAAGATAGTACACATGTATTTGAGGATCAAATACGAGTTATTGAAAATGTTTATGAATATTTAAAACCAGGAGGAGTACTGATTATTGAAGATATATTTAAATCATATAATGAAAATGATTATATAAATCGTTTAGCACCTATATTGCAACATTTTCAAGATTATTTTTTTATAGAATTAGACCATAATAATAGAAACTCAACTGGTTTGAATAATGATAAATTATTTATATTAATAAAAGGAGGAAATGAACCAATTTTTAAAAATACAAATAAATTAACAATTATAACACCATCATATAGAGTTCATCTTTTAAAAGAAATTGAAAAAAATATGAATTTTGAATATATAGATGAGTGGATTATTGTATATGATGGCAGTAAAATAACTGATAATCCAAAAATATTTGAAAACCAAGGAAATAATAAAATCAAAGAATATATACATACAGATTTGACTGGTGTAGGCGGAAATCCACAAAGAAATTATGGATTAAATAGAATTACAAATCCAAATGCTTTAGTACATTTTTTAGATGATGATAATATAGTACATCCAAATATGTATAATTTAATGAAAATTATTGATAATACTAAATTATATACATTTAATCAACCTAATAGATTAAATGGTGATGATGTACGTATTTGGCGTATTGATACTGCTATGTATATAATACCTTATAAAATATATACAAATGAAAGATGGATAACAGATATGTTGGATGCGGATGGACGCTATATTGTTGAGTGTTATAATAAAAATAAAGATATACATATATTTGTTGACAATGATTTATGTTATTATAATAAATTACGACCAGAAAACTAATGTATAATAATTAAGACTTAACTTGTTGTTGCTCTTGTTCTTCATGTTCGGCAATTAAATATGGACTAACCCTAGAAATTTTAGTATTATTTGTCTTTGTCAAATCTAATTTAGTTAATATATATTCACCACAAGGACCACAATTGTCTTCATTTGCCAAATCTATTTTTTTATTTAATTTAATAGCACATCGTTCTTGACTCCATCGCCCAAGAGGCCCCACTTCATTTAAAAATAACATATTAAATAGCGTCTTGCTGTATAGAAACTTGTTTGCTTTTGTAAAAGACATTCTGCTTATTACTATACTTACTATAAACAAAGTTAGTATAATAATAAATCAATTTTTTAAATAAAATTTGTATATAATTTAATGTCTACGACTACGTCTGGCAGTTTTTTTGCCGCGACCGCGTCTCTTTTTTGAACCTTTACTTCTTCTAGCTTTAGTCTTAAATCCTTTGCCAAATATTCTTTCACTCCATGACTGGCTTCTAGTGCTGGCTTGACTATACGGATTTACTGTGTGACGAATGGTTTCTTTGCTTTTTTCACGCTTAGGTGTGTCATCACCTGAACTCGAGCTTGAACGCGAAAGACGCTCTGCCTTTGCTGCTTCGCGTCTTCTCCTACATCCGCGTCTCTTCATCCCAAAACATGGTGGATGCCATTCTGATTCTGATTCTGATTCTGGCATTTGTTTATATATTAAAACAATATAAAAACAAAAATGAAAAATCACTAAATATAAAAGTATTATGTTTACTAATTATATATTAGGTTATATAAATAGTTATTCTAAAAAGTTTTAAGCAAAATCGCGTTCCCATATTTCGCGTTTTGGTGCCATTCTTCCTAGCTCCCAGTCTGGATTTGCGTTCATAGCTTTAAGAAGTCCATCATAATCTATAGTTGGTTGTGAAGTCATTTTATTTAACAACATAATATTATAATCATAGGCAAATTGAGTATATTTTCTATCTTTTGTATACTCAGCAGTCTGGCTAGCATTTCCTCTAATATTTCGGCTAGCATTTCTTTTTGCATTTTTTAAATTTGTTAATCCCTTGTCTAATAGTGCAAGCAAGTTTTTATTAATAGCTAGTGCCAATTTTAAATGCCGTTTATATTCTTGTTTGGCCTTGTTTTGAAAATCATAACAGCCAATACTAAATCCCCTGTTGTTAAAGGCTGTATCTACTCTTGTAGTTGGCAAGCATTTAGAAGCACCAATTCCTCGCCCTTTTCTTTTTGAATATAATTTAGGTCTTATTTTAGCTAAAGTAGTGCGTTTTCTATTATTTTTAGTTTTTCGCATTATATATAAACAAATATTTTATATTATTTTATTATATATAAAATATGGATTTTTATACTCGTTTGTTTTGGATGTTTTTCTTAGTCTTTGTTATTTTATCTGGTTATTTACTTTGCTGTACTAAGAAAAGTAATATGTTTTATATACAAATAGCTTCTGGATTAGGAATGTTTGTTACAAGCAAAATTGGAAGAAGTTTTTTAGGAATAAGTAAAAAGTAGATTACTAATTATAATTATAATTATATAATAATAATAATTATAATTTTATACTATATATGGGGTTTGTTAAAAACAAAAATTTTAATATATTATTTATAGTAGTTGTGTTTATTCTTATTCTTTTAAATTTTAATACTTTTAATAATTATATAAACGCATATATAAATGGCGAACCTCCGCCAAAGCGATTAATTCGAAGAACATTAGATAGTTATTTTTCAAAATGATTGATTCCATAATTTATCTAATTTCCAAATAGGAGTGCGTTTATTTAGTGCCCATCTTGAAAAACGATTAACATAATGGCGACAATCATTAATACCTAATATATATTTTTTTTGCATAGTTTTTTCAAATTCAACAACTTCGTCTAATGTTTTACTTGTTTCGCCCCAATATATAGTTTTATTTGGAACATTTTCTGGTATATAAAATCTATATAGTTTATCAATAAATCTAACTTCTTTATTTACAAGACCTGTGCTAGTAGTACTAACACTATTTATGGTCTTGTATTCACATATACTTGG